TGTTCATCATTAAAAATAAAAGGATAGAGCGCCGCTTCTTTATTCAATCGAGTATGAAGAACATATTTTGATCCGGAACGAAATTCTACTGGACCCTGCGCTTGTGGAACAAAATTACGGCAAAGAAGAGTTCCCGCTCTATAAAAATTAGGAAGATCTATTCGAGCTAAAAATTTCTTCGATAATTGACCCGCCGCAAAATTGATTAATGAAGCATTAACTTCCATATCTGTACGCCGTCCCCCTTTCTATCTTGCGGTTAGTCATATATCCTTAACGGATCTCTGCCCTCGGCTGTTCCGCTCGAATAGCGCCGGCGCGCCCCTATCACATTACTTCGGGTAACTCTTACTGGCGGCTTATCCTGGCCGTTTATGGATCTGGCTTCGGCCAATGCTTCTGCCAGCATATTGCGGCAATCTGTCCGAAGAGTGGTTTTCCCGGCTACGCCATACGAGAGATTAACTGCAAGCTGAAGCGCAAAAGCTTTTATAAAAAGCGCATCAAATTTCGTTGTATCGTCTTCATCGAAAATATATCCCACTGGCAAAGACGGTACTAATGAGATTGTACCCCCAGACGCATATGCGGTATATGCCGAAGTATCAACATTCGCCGGAGTCGCAGCCTGTGTCTGAAGTTCAAAAGTATTGGTGGCCGCATTATTGACTGTAAAATGAGTATCATTCACTTCAGTCATGCCTACTACATCTTCTATCAAAACAACCTGGCCGTCCGTAAACCCATGATTGGCAGACGTCACTACGCCCGGATCTGCCTGAGTAATTCCGGTTATGGTTTTTTCAGCCGGGCCACTAAAATTATCGCTCGTAAGAAGATACTGGTCCGTCTCCAAGTCGTAGAGTTTATCTACAAGCCCTTCGTTTTCATCGCCGATAAATCTTAAGCGTATAAAATCAGAAGGCAAAAGAAATTTATAATCGTATTCAAAAGGCGGCGCTGTCGATATAGCGTACAACGTCGTTCTTTTTTTGGCAAAATTCCAGGGATGTTTTCTGAGAATTTCTTGACGGGACTGATCAAAATGAAGTGCACAAAGAGTCTCGACTTCATCTGATGGAGAATCTATTGAGTCAATAGTCGGCACCTTCAAAAAACTTAAAGCCATGTTACATATTTCAACTTCAGTCATATACACCCCCTATTGACTAATAAGACAAACGGGGGGCTATATTGCCCCCCGCTTAGTCAAACATTTCCGCATCAACTTAAGCGGCTTTCGCAAACAGACCACGGAAAGCTACAGTACCAGCTCCCGTAACGGCGTTGTTCGACGTAAGAACCAGATCATACTCCATACCTGGAGTCTGATTCGTGTCCCCGGCCTGTTCGGACATCGTATCGCCAACTTCGTCTAAAGGAAGCGAAGCAAGACCATTCTGCTCCGAACCTATAGCCTTACCGGCGCTTATGTCCGCGCCATCGACAAAACAATCCGCATCTTTCGCAGCCCCTCCGTCTTCCAGGACCGTATAAAGGCCGAGGTCAACATCATCAGTTCCCGCGATCGCGTCATTGTTTAACCACAGCTCGATCGGCACATAGTCCGCTCCGACTCTACACAGCCGGTACTTGGACCCCGCGCCGTCCGTAGCCACTGTTTCGAAATTCCCGGCCACAGCGATGACCTGCCCGCCCTTCACCTGGGTCTTGATGCTCGTACTGAGCTTATATGCGTTTATAACAGCCATCTTTCTACCTCCGTAGGTTAACTTTTAAAATCTCAGAGGGACGCTTGGCGCCCCTCTGAGAACCCTTACCTCACATTACGCATCCGTAGTCTGGACCTTCTGGACCCTCTGCCCATCGGTACGCACCGCGCCGAGATCTGCCATCACGCGAATATATGTAGATTCTACATAGCTCGGGTGATTCTCCTGCACATGCACGTTGAACTCTTTACTCATGCCGTAAATGAGTCCTTTTGTGGACATTGCGATATTATCGCGGGTTCCGCTGGCAACCGAAAGTTGCGGGTTATCCACGCCACTACCGAAAAGGATCACATCCAAGCCAACAGCACGGACGATCTTTCCTTTCTCTACAGCATAGTCACGGACAAAATCGCCGCTCGTAAGCTGCGTGAGCTGAAGCATCTTCGTTTCTTCCTCTTCCGTGGTGAGAAACAGAAGATCTTCCGGCATTTCCAGGCCAACTTCATACTTCTTGAAATTGTCCTTTATCTCCAGAAGTTTCGCGTATGTCAGGCCGCCCGTAGCATCCACTGTCTGGCCTCCATCCGTCGCGAAAGCCACAGTCGTTCCGAAACTTTTCCCGGTATATACAGATGCCGTAGCGGCCGTTATACCGATCTTATCGGCTTTTCTCATGATCGCAAACATACATTCGTTGACCAGCTTGGAAGACGGGTCTTCAAACATACGCCGAGCATCGCGGTTGTCCACGATAAGCTCTACCAGAATCCTATCCGTAGTGAGTTTCCTACGGGTGTATTCCGGGTCCTGCGGGTCGATCAAGGGGTTACGAGAGTTATTCGTGCGAGCTTCTACCATGCCCGTACCGTCATAAGCGAAATTTTCGCCCGTGATCGGTATGATCTGGCAGCGGCCCATAAGTCTCGTAGTCATCTGCTGGGCCTTAACGTGCAGCAGATTACTGAACTGGGTGATTAAAGCAGTGTCAACAGCCATAATAATACCTCCGAGTTAATTAAGAGTAACCAAAAAACAACCACATTTTTCGGAAACGCTCCCCGGAGATACCGGACGCTGCCTTCACCGTTATAGACCGGTGCATATCTGAAACGTATTTGGACGCTATCGCGCTACCCGTAACGCTACAATATTAAATATACATAACAAAAGTCTGTTTGTCAAATTTATTTTTTAAGAGCCCGCATTTTTGCCATAATCTCAGCATTCTGCTCCATAAGTTTCTGATGATCTATATGTCTCCAATCCCCAAAACCTTCTTTCTCCATGAGCTCCCGTTGCTGGGCACTAAGAGCTTCATAACTCTCGTTACCACTGGTGCCGTCACCTTTACCGCCCCGAAATCCATCTTCTTTTCCGAATTTTGTATAAATGGCATCCGTTACCGCGATCACCATTCCAAGTTGATCTACAGACATTTTATCAAGAGCCGGAAGTGCTTTTTCGGGAAGCAGTTCTTTAAGAATTTTCTGGGCATTAGCCACAACGGCTTCCTTATTTTCTCCGAAAAATTCTGTATTAAGTTTCTCGAAAGCGGCATCTTCTTCCTGCTGTGCCTGAAGAACTTCTTTATTTTGTTCATACAGCATTTTTTCTACACCCTGAAAAACTTGAGAAGCCATATCTTTTGGCACTCCAGCTTTATAAAAAGCATCTTTAACACCTTTCATAAAAGCCTCATCCCGTTTGGCCTCTTTCATCTCTTCTATAGGTGGAAGTTCATATCCTTCCGCGTTATCCGGCCTACCCAAAGCTTTATAAAACTCTGTCCTATCTTCTCCTTCTCCGGGGATAATCACCCCTTTCTTCCCTACCATTTCATTCTGATTCGCCACGAATTTGAAAAATTTTTCCGGGGATTCCATGTTCTCTTTCACCCAGGGTTTTTCTCGCAGATCCTCCGGTACATAGTCGATGAGCTGTTTTTCTGCCGGAGGGTCCGCCGGAGGGTCAGCCGGTGGATCTGCCGGCGGATCTGCCGGAGGATCATCCGAAAAACCCATATAAAATTTAGGCATAAAAGTATTGAATAATAAATCCTTAATTGTCATCCTCTTCCCCTTTCGTTATTCCCCCTGTTTGTTCGGGTATTTCTACCCTTATAATCGTCTCCCGATCCATATAACTACGCAAATAAAGATATAATCTTCGTAAAGCTTCATTCTCTACAAGAAGATCTTTATTTACTCCTTCCAATGTTTCCTTTGTGAGAGGCGCTAAGAAACGACATTCATACATAAGAAAACGCAATACTAAAATGCCCGCATTTGATTTGGAAAGTGCGTTAAGTGCTGTCTGCATTTTTTTACCGAAAGCTTCAGATTTAGCTTTCGAGGCTTCTCGCTGCTCTTTACGAGTCAGTGCTTCCTCCATAATTTCCCCCTTTGTTTTTTACTGGACAAGAGCAGCTTGGCCTTGCGCTGCGTCTTTTCCGGCTTTGGCCATCTGAGCCGTGAGCTCCGCCTGGACCAATGCTTCCTGTTGTTCTTGTCTGGTGTCTCTTATGTCCTTAACAACATCATCCGCCACAACAATATCCATAGGCGCACCGGATAATCTGGCAGAATGTTCAATTATACGATCTGTGTCGAGTTTCGTCATTGTATCTGCACCAGCTCCTGCGAGCTGAATCGCGTTATTCGTTGTGGCAATTATTCCGCGATATTCTTCTTCGCGCATGACATTAGCCGCAGGGGAAATGTAATCAATTTCGTAAATGCGTTTGTTAGCTACAATCGCCTCGGCCACATCCGGCGGTATCTGTATAGGATCTATTCCATTCGCGATAAGAACAGCTTCTTGGGCAAAATTCTCTTCAGTTATACCTAAAAGACCCATCTCAAACATTATACTAAATGCCCGGTCTATAAGCGGATTCAGAATTTCTGCGGTATATCTCGCATATATAGACGAAAGCGCATCACTTCGAATCTGGTACCGCATCTCGGCTTCACCAAGAGTCATCCGGGTTTTATTATTGAGATCGTAAAGTCTATCAATAAGAAAATGCTGTAATATCTCTTCCCGCGTCTCTGTTATCGCCGCGGCTACACTGTTAAGCTCTCCTATATCAAAAATAGTACCAACAGGATTCTGAGTATTCGTGCGGCCCATACTGTTAAATACTGAAAGCCCCCGGGCGGAAGTATCGACAACCCCGGCCCCTAAAGACCCATCATCTAATATAAAGAGAGGCGGCTCAACTTTCTTTTCAACCCCAATAAGAAAAGATTCTTTAAGCGCGTTTATTTGCATTATGGCCGGAAGCGCATCCATTCCCGGGGACCGCCCATATGTTTCACTGGCTAATTTATACCAGCGGCCCACCCGGGCCGGAAGACTGACAAATCCGCTCTCTAATAATATAGCTTTATCTTTATGTAAAAAATGATATGAGGCTATAGGCGTACCAAATACCCCCACCCCTTTACGTTCTCCTATCGGTCGCGGCTCTATAGCCACGGTCAATATTACTTTTTCAATACGGCCTTTTTGACTATCAACTTTTTTCTGGAGATCTTCGGGAAGTTTATTTTTACCATACCGTTCAGCCAAAGCCGCAATCGTTATTTTCTCATCATAATAAACTGTATCAACATATCCGTCCGGCCCTTCCTCAATAGCAAGTTTTTGAATACTCCAGCTTTTAAAATTGAGCGGATTTTCATAATCTCCTTGAAAAAGAGCTATACATCCTGTACCAAAAGCTCCCTCTTCGCTGATCTCTTCATGAAAAGCTGTCTCAAATCCGGCTTTCGGAGCTTCCATAGCATCAGCGATCTGCTGATTTATTTCTCTATAATATTCATTATTTATTTTGGTATCCGGAATATTTTTCGATCGGCGGACTCGAAATGTACGATTCCCACTTTTCCAGAGAGATCCCATTATAGCCGAAGCCATAGCTGAATTTGCGCGTACGGCCGTCGAATCATTAATCATGCCGTCATTAAGAAAAGCTCCATCCTCACGCTCAATCTGAAATTGCTGTTTTTTAGAATAAATATATTTCCCTAAAATCTGGTATTGCCGGAGCCAAGAATCTTTCTGGGTAAGCATTACCTTACGTTTCTCTATTAAATATTCTATCTTGGCTGACATCTTATACCCCCTCCCAATCTATGCGACGCGCCTCTTTTTCACAGATGCCCATAAATGCAATCATCATAAACATAGTCTGGGTCATTCTTGTAGGAAACGCAAAAAACATATTTATCATCATACATACAAGTCCTGCTATATAAAGCGGCCGGGAACGTAAACGCCACATAAGACGCCCCGCATACGCCGCGATAATGCTATATCCTAAAATCCCCAGTTCCCACAAAAGTTGCAAATGGCAGTTATGTGCCTGGGCAAAAGGGTTCATGTCATGTTTAAAAACAGGAAATAGCGGCATAAACGTGTCCATCCCCCGGCCAAGAAAAATACTTTTCCAATCCATCGGCCCCCTCAAAGGAAGCGTAAAATTGTGAGAAGTGTCCATAACCCAGGTCCGGACTATATCCCCCCACACATGTACTCGACCGCAGGTAAATGCCGTTTTAAAAGATCCTGCATCCCATAAATAATAAGATGCCAGGGCTAAGACAGCAAATATACTAATCAGGAACCGCTCTTTCTTCATCGTCATAAAGAGATAAGCCGTCGCCCCGGCAATAACCGCTAAAGCAAAACTCGAAGATCGAGAAAGAATACACAGAATTAATACGGGGATAATATAAAGTCGATTCTTCAAAATAAGAAGGGGAGTCATTATGGCCAGCAGAGAACTGAATCTCATATACTGCATTACTGTTCCCAGGAATACGGGTTCCGGCCGATCGAAATTCATAAGCTTATCCGCCCCCATCAACTGCGCCGCTGTCATCACTACTTGTACCCAAAAAGCCGCGGCCACCACATTAAGTACCGGTTCTTCTTCTCCCGTCGCGAATCCCAAAAACGCCCAGGCCGCGACTATAACAAGAATATACGCGTTAAACGATAAATAGGGCGCCATACTGAGAAAGCACCCCATAAACAAATACGCAAGCAATATCTTAAGTGCCAGCGGGAACTTTACTGAAAAGAGATAAGTCCCCAACAACGCTGCAACAATAAATCCGTATAGCCATGCGTAACTATTAATGACTACCGGGATATTGTAGTTAAGCGGTGGGGCTACCGCCAGTAACCCCACCGCAAAACCGAGGACATAAGATATTGCTTTTCTCATAATTACGGCTTGCTCGGTATACCC